ATGTGTGCCCTTCAAATTTTTGATATAAAACATTGTTTTCACAAATTTTAATATTTAGTATAATAGTTGTAGCTTTGAAGTTATGAGAGATACATACTGCAAAAGAACTTACAAGTGTAAGTGTGGTAGATTTACTGAGGATTATGTCTGGGAATCCTTATTGCCAAAACACGAGGTAAATTGTTTTCAATGTGGGAAGTCATTAGGACATGATAGCTTAGTGGTAAAGAAGGCTGCTGAGTCAGCTGCTATTAGAACGCCAACCAAAAACCGATAATATGAGAATTTTACTTAAAGCTTTATTAATTACTTTTTTAATAATTATATCTTCTATTTCAATAATGGTTTTAGCAATGGAATTTCCAATTGCGTCTGCTTTATTATTTTTATTTATATCAATTTTTACTATTACATACTTTACCTTAAAGGAAATCCAAAACAAATAATATGAACGCAGAATTTAAGGACATAACGAAAGAAGCATTTATCATTGCTTACAGAGAGAATTTTGGGAATATTACCATAAGTTGTCAAGCTTGTGGGATTAGTAGGACCATGTATCAGAATTGGATGAAGAATGACCCAGAGTTTAGGAAGGCATTAGCTGAGATAGAACCAGAGGAGATAATGTTGGATTGGGGGGAGCACAAGCTGATGGAGAGGATTACGAAGGGTGATACCTTGGCAACGATGTTCTTGCTTAAGACTAAGGGAAAGAGAAGAGGGTATATTGAGAAAACGGAGGTACAGCATGAAGGTGATGTGGTTAAGGCTATTACGGTTAACGTACTAAAGCCTGGTACTTCTTTGGATGATGTGCCCAAGTTGGATGGTGATGAGAACAAGAGCCTACCAGAAAGTTCTCCAATAGTAAACTTTGATACTCAAGATGATGACAAGTACTATGTTCCAGCTACTTCAGCTGTTGTAGATATGCCAGATGAGGAGATTCACGTTGAGGTTCCTAAATACGACCATGATAAGGGAGAATTATTGGATTTGAATGATGAGGGAGAGTACGAAGAGTAGTTATCAATCAAATAAAGTTGCTTTATAGTGCAACTTGAGTCAAATACGATTGATAATCGGCTCAAGGTTGATTGATATATAATTCTATATCATTTGGGGCCTACCCTTCTATAAAACCAAAAAGTATTAACTTCGTTTTTACCAATCCAATTTTTTAATTTTTTCCTAATGACCTATGAACGTAACCACCAATATAGTTTTCGAAATCCTCCAAAACAGCCAAAAGAAAATATCGGTCATGCAAGGAGGAACAAGAAGTGGCAAGACCTACAATATCTTGACCTGGTTTATCGTAAAACTGTTACAAGAAAGGGGAAAGACACTGACTATATGCCGTTCCTCGCTGCCATCTATCAAGGGCTCAGTAATGAGAGATTTCATCGAGATACTTTCAAAATATGGCTTGTACTCAGAAGAAAAACACAACAAGTCAGAAAATTTGTACTTCTTAGGAGCAAATACTGTGGAGTTCGTATCTACTGACCAACCACAGAAGATTAGAGGTCGTAAACGTAATTACTTGTTCATTAACGAGGCTAACGAAGTAAACTACGAATCTTGGATGCAGTTGGCACTTCGTACCAAAGATAAGATTGTAATTGACTATAACCCATCTGATTACTACTCTTGGATATACGATAAGGTGATTACGAGAGAAGATACGGACTTTACTATCACTACTTACAAAGACAACCCATTTTTAGAGAAATCTTTGGTGGAAGAGATTGAAAGGCTTAAAGATGCTGACCATGAGTACTGGAGAGTCTATGGACTTGGAGAAAGGGCAATATCACAAGCTACTATTTACACACACTGGAAACGCAGAAGAACATTCCCAGAAGGAGGGGAAATATTTTATGGACTGGATTTTGGCTACAACAATCAAACCGCATTGGTGCGTGTCAAACACTTCGACAACGAAATGTACGTGGAGCAGCTTATCTACGAGACCAAACTATCAACCTCAGTACTTATCGACAAACTAAAGTCTTTTGGCTTTGACAAGCGTACAGAGATATTTGCGGATGCCGCAGAACCTAAGACCATTGCTGAGGTGAATAAGGCTGGATTTAGTCTTAAACCAGCTGTAAAAGATGTGTTTGCTGGTATCAACAAGGTAAAGTCTTTCCCACTGATAATTAAAAGCGATTCCTTAGATTTGTTAGATGAGGTGAAGAACTACAAATGGAAAACTGATAACGATGGTAATACGTTAGATGAACCAGTGAAGTTTAGAGACCACTTGATGGATGCGATGCGATATGCCATATACACAAAATTTGCCAAACCGAAAAGAGGTTGGGTAGTATAGGCTAAAAATTTGTTACTTTTGTAAAAATATCTTATAGCGTGAATTTAACGGACATCATAAAAGGATTAAGTCCTTTTCAAAAAAAGGGAGCAACCAATATTGGTTTCTCATCCAATCCTTTAGCAGATTTCGCTGGTTTAATTTCTGGTAGAGTTTTGTACCCAGATATTAATGAAAAAAAATATGTAAACGATTATTGTAACAATAGTGAAGTTTATGCTATCATCAAAAGAATAGCTAAGACTGTATCTACTGTTCCGTTTTACGAATACTCTGTTAGAAACAGTAAAAGCTTAAACCAGTACAAGTCATTAACCACTAATGCTCAAACAACTGCTGATTTAGCTAAGGCTGAGTTAGTAAGAGTGAAAGCGTTAGATGAGATTACTAATTCTGAAACTAACAAGTTATTACAACAACCTAATGAATATCAATCATTCTCTGAGTTAATCGAGAACTTGGTTGGCTATAAACTAATTACTGGTAACTCATACTTATGGGCTAACAGATTAGAGTCTGGAAAGATTCAAGAACTTGTCGTACTCCCATCCCAATACGTTGCCATAATCTCCGATGGCACTATTAATGGGGTTGAAGCTTACACATTTACTCTGGTTGGATGGGATAATTTACCAGCGAGTGATGTGATTCATATGAAGTACTTTAACCCCTACTTTGACACTAATGGACAACAACTATACGGACTATCACCTTTACAAGCAGCTTACAGAACTGTACAACGTTCTAACGATGCAAAAGATACCTCTGTTGGTATGTTGCAGAACCAAGGACCTAAAGGTATATTGTATGCTGATGAGTCTAATAATTTCGGACAAGAAGAAGCTGGTAAACTAAAAGAAGATTTCTACAACCAATACGGAACTAAGACTCAAGCTGGTATCGTACAGAACGCTGGTAAGATTTTGATTGCTGGTGCTAAGTTAGGTTGGGTAAACATGGGATTATCTCCAGTAGACTTACAGTTATTAGAATCTGAGAAAATAACGCTTAGAGAACTTTGTAACGTTTACGGTGTAAACTCTGCGTTATTTAACGACCCAGATAACAAGACTTACAACAACATGAAAGAAGCTAAGAAGGAAATGCTTACGCAAGTAGTACTTCCAGAATTAGTGGCTATTCGTGATGCTTTCAATAGATTCTTTGGAAAGACCAATACAAACACTTACATCGATTTCGATTTAACAGTGTTCCCAGAGTTGCAAGAAGATATGAAAGAACTTAGTTCTATCTTATCTCAATCTTGGTGGATTACTCCAAACGAGAAAAGAGCAGCTATGCGTTACGAGACTATCGATGATGAAGTAATGAACGAAATCTTTATTCCAGCTGGTTACTTGCCTATTGATGAATTGTCAATGTTACAAGACCCAAGAAACGCACAGCAACAAGGAGACTATAATTTGCCTCCAGTAAAAAGTGAAGGTTTTTTTTTGAGCAAGAACGAAAGGATTAACGAAGTTTATACAAAATACAAGGAAGTAACTAACATGAGTTTTTCAGAGTTAGAAGCTTGGTCTAAAACAGAGTGCTCTAAGAAAGCTTCATTAGACAGAAGCCCAATAGAGAGAAACTTAAGACTACTTTCTAAGAAAAAAGAAGATTGGACTACGAAGGATGCTGAAGATGCAAATAGAACAATCAGTTTTGTAAGCAGAATGAGAGGTGCAGAGCAAGGAGAACCAGCAGCAGAAGGCTGTCCTTCTAAAAGAGATATTTCACTTAAAAACTGGGCATACGACCCATCAAAATAAAAGCCATGGAATTTAAGTCATTAGAGTTACTGGAAAAACAAATAACAGCTTTTTACGAAGAGAAAGCTATCAATAAGAAAAATCCAAAAGGAGTTGCTCATGCTAATAGCTTAATTGCAAGTGGTGATGTTAGCAATCCATCATCTTGGGAGAATCCATCTGCTGAAGCTGAAAATGCTTACATTGAAGAGAATGGATGGGATGAATATGCAAAATGGTTTTTAGGAGTTGATACTTCTATGGACAAAGAAACTAAAGGTCATTACGGCTACATATATACTTCTGATTTCAAGACTGTTGATAGACAAGGTTTACGTGCTATCAGACAAAGAGCAGCACAAAATGGTTTGACCTCTGTGTTCGCTGCAGCTGGTAAAATGATAGAAGCTATAGATGGCAAAGAATAATGGCGAAATTACTATATCCTTCTCAGCAATTTGCTTTGCAACAAAAGATTGCAAGGAAGTCAATAAGAGAGTTTAGGCCCAAAATAGAAAAGGCTTTACAATCTGATTTTGATAGAACAGCTGAGTTGGTTAGAACGTATGGAGTTCAACAGACTGTCAATAATCAAAACGCATTGTTTGACGACAAACAGATTAATAATATTTTACGAACTTTGTACGAAAGTACTGGTGGCTATACAGCCATGACGTATGAAAAGATGTTTGATAGCTTCAAAAAAGCAGAGTCAGTAGATTTGGACCCAGCTAACATTATGGATGATTGGATGGCTTATATGTTGTCCTATTGGACAACCTACAGCGGTCTTAAAATGTATGGGATTGAAAATACTACCAAGAACGAGATAACAAATATTCTGAATAGTGCCATTAGATATGGACAACAGAATAACTTGAGTCTTAACGAGGTTAATTCACTTGCGATTAAAAACCTTAAAGAAGGTAAGATTAACAACGCAAGGAGTCTACTGATAGCAAGAACGGAATCGCACCAAGCATTAAGTGCTGGTATGATGGGTGCAGTTAATTTAGTTAACTTACCTTTGCTAAAACAATGGATAGCATCTGATTATCCAGCGAAGGGCGGAAGATATAGAGACTGGCACAGAGCATTGGACAGACAAACGAATCCAGATACTGGAGGAGTTAGAATACCAGTGAATCAACCGTTCATGGTAAACACTCCAAATAATGGCGTGATTCAGATGCAATATGCACATGATGCAAATGGAGGAGCAATGAATAACTGTAATTGCAGATGTTGCACAGTGTTCATTGTTTAAATAAAAGTATATGAGTAATTTTTATAACAAAAAAGGAGTAAGTGGTGCACCGATTGATATGTCGGATGACTCAAGAACAGTAGTTGTTTACTACTCCGCATTTGGTAACGTAGATAGCGATGGTGATGTAATCACTCCTGGTGCGTTTACTAAATCATTAAAAGAAAATGGTCCAAAAGCTAAGAATAGAATCTGGCATTTGTTCAACCATTCTACAGACAAGCCTATTGCTAAACCATTCGACATGGAAGAAGATGCTTTTGGTTTAAAGGCTTACGTTAAAATGCCAAATACAACTTTAGGTAGAGATACTTATGAGTTGTATAGAGATGGGCACATAACTGAACATAGCATTGGCTTCCAAACTGTGAAGTCTCAAGCTAAGTCTGGTTATAACGAAATATCAGAAATTAAATTGTTTGAAGGTTCCTCTGTTTTATGGGGAGCTAATTCTAATACGCCAACAGTAATGGTTAAATCTGAAATCAAGGCTACGCTTATTGATGAGATGGGTAAAACTATCAAGTCTTTAAGAAATGGTTTTTATACAGACGAGACATTCGGTTTATTAGAGTTAAAACTTAAGCAATTACAGCAATATCTCGCTGAGATGGAAGATGAAGAATCAGTCGCTTCAGAACAACAACCGCCTATGGATAACCCTACTGGATTGCAACCAGAGGGCGAATCAGAAGAAGAGGCATTGGATGAGGAAGAGGACCCGATGGTTTCTATCGAAATTGAGGTAAGCAAATATTTACAATCATTTAAAATTTTCAACTAATGGTAGAAGAAATTAAAAGTGCTTTCGAAGGCATTAAAACAGAAGTATCTGGAGCTATCGAAAACGCAAAAGCTGAAAGTGCAGTAGCAGTAGAAGGCTTAAAAACTGAATTAGAAGAATTAAAATCTCAAATCTCTGTAGTTAAAGATGCTGCAGACAAATTAGAGGCAAAAAGCAAT